ACACACAAAGCATTTACATATCTCTATCAATAAAGGTATGGGCAAGGACACTAGCCCTTGGTTCTGGTGGCTTAACCAGCCTAAGGTTGTCAGTCAGTTGATAGCAACCCTAACACCAATCCCTGCTAAGAAAGCATACAAAACCGAAGTTTGCACCTGCTGTAAATTACACGGGGCAAAGTCCTAATCCTATAGGAGGATACAATGGAGCAATTCAAACAACTAGCACTATCCTGGTTCCGTGCTGCTGCTGCTGCAGTTCTTGCTGTCTATATGACTGGCGAGACTAGCCCGAAAACTCTGGCTGCTGCTGCTTTGGCTGGCGTGGCTGGCCCACTGCTTAAATGGCTTGACCCATCTGCTACCGAGTTCGGTCGCGGCGCATAGTAATACCTTTCTAAAGCCTTCCAAGGCCCTTTTAAGACAAGAAACCCCCTTACCTGAGTGATTATACCCAGGCGAGGGGGTCTTTTGTCATTTGATGAAGCAAACCTTGGCTACTGGAAATGGTTACAGTAGTACGGTTAATGCCATCAAAACTTAGTCCTTCATGTCGTCAGCTTCCAGGTCTTCGACGTGCTCACGGAAGACCCTCAAATCCCTCAGTGCTTTCCTGCCCTGTAATCTGATATAGTAAGTCTCAAGATAGATATAAATTTGGTTCAGTATCTCTTTTACTATGAGTGCTGCAAGCACTCCATAGAATATATTTAACATTATTCTCCCTATAATATATATTATTTATATAGTATATATAACCCCTTCGGGGTTTATATATTATTTACTATATATTCTAAGTATAACACGCAGACTGACCCTTGTCAACTGTAACCCGTCAGGCTAGCTTCACTTGACGTGACTGGAATAGTATGTTATACTTAAGATATGGGCATACAACTTGATGAATATACATTACCAGAGCACGTATCGTACTCCGCATTTACAACCTTTGTCGACTGCGGGTATATGTACTACCTAGGCCGACTGCTCATGAAGGAGGAAGCTCCTTCCGTCTGGTCGGTAGGTGGCTCTGCATTCCACCTTGCATGTGAGAACTATGACAAGGGGCTAGCATGATAGATTCTAAACAACTATGGGAACAAGCATGGGTTGAGTCTAAGGGAAGCCTTGACCTAACCAATGCCCGTGTCGCAGGTACTGCTACTAAAGCAAGACCTAACAAAGAAGACACGACCTGGTGGAATGATAGTGGCCCACGCTGGGTACAATCATACATCGAATGGCGTGACGCTAATCCAACTTGGAAAATCTGGACTACCCCACAAGGGGCTCCTGCTATAGAGTTGGCTATGATACCTGAGTTCGCTGGTGTGCCAGTCAAGATGATTCTTGACAGAGTGTTCGAAGTCGATGGTGAGTTGGTCATCGCTGACTTAAAAACCTCTCGAGTAACACCTTCCAATACACTACAACTTGGATTCTATAAGGTCGGTCTTAAGAAGACTTTCGGAATTGATGTTAAGTGGGGGACATATTGGATGGCACGCCAGTCAGGTATCTCACCGCTAGTTGACCTCTCTCAATACACTGAAGATAAAATTGAATACCTTGTGGAAGGATTCGATAAGGCACGCAAGGCTGGCATCTTCTTGCCCAATACAAACAACTGCCAATACAGATGTGGGTTGACAGCACACTGTCAGTTCTCAACAAAGATAGGATAACAAATGGAAGACTGGAAACTACAAGTATCATACAAGACACCTGCTGGTGACATGATTAATATCAGAGCAAACACAGCTGATGAACTCAGCGTGTTGCTTGAAGGTATTGGTGATTACTCAGTACAGGTAGCAGCAGTGCAACGATTGGTTGTTGGTGCTTACAACACGGCCCCTTTGGGGACGCAAGCTTCAATGCCAAGCACTCCGCAATCCACTTACTCCGCTCCACCCCAGGCTCAGGGTCCGTCGTTTACACCTCCTCCAAGCGCAATCACGCCACAGGGAACAGCGAGCCCGACCTGTATACACGGAGCAAGAATCTTCCGACAGGGGATAAGCAAGACAACTGGAAAGCCTTACGCTTTCTGGGCATGTCCGACACCGCAAGGCACACCTGACCAATGCAAGCCAGTAAACTAACGAGAGGAATATCATGAGCATCTGGGACAATCCTGAGTTCAAGAGTGAAGGAACAAGTAGCACCTATGTTAACTTTAAAAACATTGGTGATTCAGTAGAAGGAACAGTACTAAGCGTGGGACTACAGACATGGGACGATGGAACTGTAGCACCAAAGATTATACTTCACACTAGTGAAGGTGAACGAACGTTGACCGCTGGTCAAGTTCGATTGAAGATGGGACTAGCAGAGAAGCGACCTGAACAGGGTGACTATCTTGCTGTTAAGTTTGTATCCATTGAAGACCGTGGTGGTGGTAAGACACTTAAGCACTTTGATGTAGCTGTTCGTAAAGCAATGGCAACAGCACCATTTTAATTAAGTAGATGACAGACCATAGCCATCAAGTCACACCATTAGGGTGGCTATGGTCTTTTTCTAGAAGGGGGAGTAACAAATGCGTACACTTGTCCGCTCTATTGGTCGTGCCAGTATTGGTGGAGAGCCGTTGCCTTCTTGCTTTAAGGCGTTCGAGAACAACAAGATTATCATTAGACGCTCTGAAGTTTCGATGTTTGCAGCAGCGCCAGGGGTGGGAAAATCCACACTAGCATTAGCACTAGCACTAAAGATGAAAGTACCAACGCTATACATATCGGCAGATACTAACGCACATACTATGGCTATGCGATTAGCATCAATGATTTCAGGTAAGTCGCAGTCAGATGTAGAAGGAATGCTATCAACTGATATCGGTTGGACTAAGGCTACACTAGCTAAGGGTTCACATATTGTTTGGTCATTTGAATCAGCACCTACACTACAAGATATTGATGAAGAAGTAGAAGCTTTTGAAGAATTATGGGGTTGCCCGCCAACCCTAATCGTAGTAGATAATCTAATGGATGTAGCCACCGATGGTGGTGAAGAGTTCGCATCAATGCGAGCCATCATGAAGGAGTTGAAATACCTTGCTCGTGCTACCAATGCTGCTGTTGTTGTTCTTCATCATACAAGTGAGGCTGTCATGGGTAGCCCATGCCAACCGCGAAGTGCGATTCAGGGTAAAGTTGCTCAACTTCCTGCCCTCATTTGTACTCTTGGTGTTGTTGGTACAAGTATGGGCGTCGCTCCTGTGAAGAACCGATACGGTAAAGCTGATGCAGGGGGCGGATTAATGACTTGGGTAGCATTCAACCCTGAGTACATGTTCATAGATGACATACCAGAGAATGTGTGAGGATATGGAAAAGACAATTAAGATTATGAAACAAGAAGCATATGTTGAAGGTTATCAAGATGGATACCAAGCTGCTACTAATGAATTGAAGGCAAAGAATGACAACACGAAAATCACACAAGGCTAGGGGAGCAACATATGAAACACAACTACGAGATTATTTTAGACGAAATGGATATGACGCTGAGAGACTTGCAAGAACAGGCAAGCGAGATGAAGGCGATGTTGCAATCAGAGCTGACTTCCTTGGCTCAGTTGGGGTCATCGAAGCCAAAGCTCCAGGTCAATCAGGTCGCATTGACCTCTCTGGTTGGACGAAAGAGGCTCAGATTGAAGCAACTCATTATGCGGAAGCAAGAGGCATCGACAGGGAAGCAGTGTTGCCAGCAGTCATCATCAAAGCTAGAGGCAAATCGATGGAAGATTCGTACTTAGTATTTAGATTGGGTGATGTCTTTGGAAAGTGATATGCCTTCGGTCAAGTCAGTGCTTGAACACTACGGTGCAGAGATACGACGTGACCACGGGCAGGTAAATCTTAAGTGTCCCTTTCATGGGGACACACATCAGTCAGGCACGGCAAACTTAGATGACAATGTATTCTATTGCTTTGCTTGTGGCATAAGTGGTAACAGTTTACAACTAATATCAAAGCAGGAAGGGGTGGATATACGTGGTGCAAAGAGATTCGCAGAAGGAATTATTGGGGTTAGCTACGCGGAAGTACGCGGAAAGCATTTATCAGGCAGAAGATTACCTCAGAAGTCGGGGAATTACAATGGAAGTAGCGCGACTAGCAAGATTAGGCGTCGTTAGTGAACCCGAAGCAGGGCATGAAGCTTACGCGGGACGGCTTGCTATTCCGTATATTGCTAAGACTGGCGTCGTAGACCTACGTTTTCGCTCACTTAACCCTGCTGTTGAACCGAAGTATATGGGCATGGTCGGGTCTGATACTCGCATGTATAATGTACTGGACATTGAACGTGCTGGCGATTGGATTGGAGTCTGTGAAGGAGAGCTGGATACGCTTACTCTTTCTAAGTGCGTTGGAATTCCCTGTGTTGGAGTCCCAGGCGCGAACTCATGGAAGAAACATTACACACGATTACTTGCAGACTTTGAACGAGTTTTTATCTTTGCAGATGGCGACCAACCAGGAAAAGAATTTGCCAATGGTCTTGCTAAAGAATTGCCAGTTACTATTATCTCCAT